CAGAGTCGATTTCTCAGAAGATCTTAGCTTGTTTGAAATTGAGCTAAGGAGGTGTTGTTGAATTCGTATCACTGTCCAAGTCACACAGTTATAAGTGACTGTAACCCTTTCATAACCCCGAGGGCATTATGAAGTCTCCCAATATTTACATTACAGGAGAAGAGGCTGAACATTTAAGAAGGATATACGAATTGTACCTGTCATCACATGCCGCTATAAACCTAAGCTTGCGTCTCCAAAAGATGGAGGCCTGCCGGGGAATTAAGCAGGTGGTGTTACATTTGAAAAGGCTGAAAATGGAACTTCTGAATCAAACCGGGACTCCGAAAGGAAGTTTCTGGGGTGATTTTCGTTCTGTATTAGACCTTTCAAAGACAGGCCGCAGAGGGTTAAGTGCAGCGCTCGCCATATTGAATGTTTATGGTCGATGGGAAAAGGCTTCTATAACGGAGCTTGATTTCAAAGATTACAAGACGTCGATAGAGGCACCTGCAAGCATATCGAATACACACGTTGAGATCAATTCATCGGTCTTGGCTGAAAGTAGACGAATATCCCGAACGGTATCTTTTGACTCAAGTTTTTCTAGATCTAGCTCGAAACGAGTGCCAAACCTAAAACAGGTTGAGTCCGCAACTACGGATGCAGAGCACTATGAGCTATTTGCTCGAGAGTGTCCTAACTTATTGATGCGTTACCAAGTCCTAGTGGACGAGGTATATTCGAACCCTAGCGGATACTTTGTAGGGGATCTCATGGATTTATCGTGGGACCTTACCGAGGACCGGGTGGGTAAGATCGTGGGTTTGACGAAGGATCGCGGTCTAAAGACCAGATTTATAGCAAATCCCCATCGTATGGTACAACTCGTGACATCTCGTCTGAAGACAGCGTGTAGCGAATTATTGCTGCATCTGGAAGAGAGTAGTGTCTTTGATCAGTCGAAAGGCGTTTCAATGGCCCAAAAATGGTTGATGGAGGGACGTAAAGTCTATTCTATTGACTTGACATCGGCTACGGACAACTTTCCCCTTTCGGTTCAAGTGAATGTCCTGAAAAGGCTGTTCCCTAGACTGAAGACTGATATTAATTTCTGGAGGGATGTTTCATTATCCCCCTGGACCACTCCTTATGGGCAGGTCACATTTGCACGTGGCCAGCCTATGGGGGTCGGACCTTCTTTTTCAGCTTTCACCCTCTGCCATATACTCCTCATTAGGAGTTGTGGGGGAACTTTGGATAACTTCTGTGTCTTGGGAGATGATGTTATTATCTCCGATGCGGCGGTGGCCGAAAAGTACCTCGCTAGGTTAAGTGATTGGTCTGTTCCGGTATCTTGGAGCAAAACCTTGGTTTCGTCAGTTTACTGCCAATTCGCAGGCAGGGAGATTGACAGATTTGGTCCCCTTCCGGTCTTTAAAGGGAGCCCGTTGAACGTGAGACAAGATCCTGACGGATTCGTTCGTCAGTATGGAGTTAAAGCGCTTAGATTGGTTCCTCAGAAGGTTAGGAAGATCGTTGAAGATCTTCGGGGTTTACCTGTGTTCGGGCATCAGCCTGGACCCGACTATTGGGATCTCATATCCAGTGGTCGTCTTGACCCTGAATACTTCGACTTTATGGAAGTTCTTCCTGTAGTAGTTGAAAAACAAGTGGAGGAGCTTTCGGTGTTTAACAAACCCATGTCTATTTTAGAAACCTGCGTTTATAGCGGTCTCCCATTGGTGCAGCGTCCCGAAAGGGATGCTCTGTCAATAGATCATGTGAATGCTAACATCCGGGATCAACCAAAGTATCGGTTGAACCAGTGGATTATAGACCTATACCAGAAATTGGATAGGAGCTCCATATCGGCCGAAGATATTGTAAAATATCCTATATCGGTTTGGAAGAAAACCTGGAGGCAGATCAAGGATAGCCTGAAGCATTAGGCGTCTTTGACCCTGTGTTCCTTCCAGTCCACC